CCGGCTTGACCGCCTCATTCAGCCGACGGATGTCATTGGCGGTCTTCTCGATTGCGCCTGCGACGTTGTTCATCTCGACGGCGATCTGAGTGGCGCCGAAGGTGTCGCCCGCCGCTATCGCAGCTTGGCGTTGCGCTTCATAGATGCCCATCGCGTTGGCAAGCCGTTGAATTTGCGCCTGCGCCTCTTCCACGCCACGTAATTGGTCGGGTGCCAGCAATGGCCCGCCAGAACGTAAGCGTTCTGCCTCATCAGCCAATTCGCTGATTGATTTCTGAGGCGCTCCGGACAGCTCTCCAGCCGCATCACGTGCCCGGTTGAACCAAAGCACCAGAGCGGTCAGTCCAACGACCACGGCGCCGATAGGGCCGCCAACCAAAGCCAGCGCGCCACGGACGACGGCGATTCCGGCAGCGAGTGCCCTTGCGCCAAGGGTGGCCGCCGCAGTTGCGGCAGTAGCGCGCGCAGTGGCAGCTGCTTTCGCGGTCTGTGAGGCGGCAGTTGCGGCAGTGGCGCCAGCAAGCGCGGTTTCAGTGGTGGCCAACAGTCTGTTGGCTGATGCCAGTGATGCGCTTGCGGCAACCATGCGCTGAATCGTGGCGGCCCGGCCCTGTTCGGTAATCTGCGCTCGGAGTCGGACTTTCTCCAACTCAACCTCTGCCCGCACGGAAGCCACCACAGCGCGGACGCTGTTGACCTCTGCCGCCGCCTTGACCTCTGAGGCGCGGGCAGATGCAAGCGATGCGGCAGCGCTGGCGGCTTCTCTCTGGGCATTCTCAACAAGCGCGGCTGAGTGCGCGCGCGTCACTGCCGAAGCCTGCGCGAAGGCGACGCCCGATCCGATGACCGAAGAGGACAACCGCCCCAACCCTACCCCGGCCGCTGCCACCGTGACGACAGCCAGCGCGTTGATGACAAGGCCAAGGTTCTCGGCAAGCGCCGCCAGCGAGCCCCCCAACGCTGCCGAAACACCACGCGCTTGATCCGCTTCGCCGATGAATTTCAGAACCGCGTTGCTCACCTGCGTGAACCCGCGTTCAATCGTGATCGGCATGCGCGAGAATTCTTCCTCGACGGCCTGCGCCTGACTCTCAAGCGCTGCGATCATCCGTTGGACGGTGATTTCGCCGTCGTTGACTTGCTGACGCAGTGCGCCAATACCAATGCCCAAGCCATCGGCCAGCGCCTGCGCAAGCCGGGGGCTGTTTTCGATGACTGAGTTAAATTCCTCGGCCCGCAGCACGCCGCCCGCGAAGGCTTGCGTCAACTGCGTGATGGCGTTCGCCTGATTGGCGGCAGCCGTGCCCGACACCGCAAACGTCTGGTTGATCGTCTCGGTGATGGCGAGGATGCGGGCCTGTTCAATGCCGTACTCAGCCGTCGACCGGGTAATTCGGGCATACAGGTTCGTGGTGCTGGCCAGCGCCGTGCTGGTGCGCTGCGAGATGGCGAACACCTCAGCACTTGCCGCCGCGAACGCTTCCTGTCCGTTGGTCGCCAGACGAATTTGCGTCGTCATGTTGGCGTACTGATCGGCGATGCGAGACAGCGCCTGGATGCCTTGAATCGATGCAAAGGCGCCCACGAAGCCGACGACAGCATTGCGCACGCCGAAGAACGACCGCTCCAGCTTCGCGTTCTCACGCTCAAGCCGCTGCGTTGCGGTTTCGGTCTTGCGAGTGGTGCCAGACAGTCGGTCAAGGTCTCGCGTCGCAGTGCGGACGCTACTGGAGTCCGCGCGGAATCCAAGTTCAGCGATGTCCATTCATCTACCTCCCTTGGGTTCCGGTTGGGCTTGCTTTCTGTTGCTTGATTGCTCGTTGCTGACGGCATGCCGATAGGCGCTGTCCATCGCAATGAGCATCGATACTTCGTCGTTACTGACCGGCGTTCCGGTGAGCCGCGACCACGATTCAATCTCGCCCCATGACAGGGGCTCCGGCCCGCTGTGGCGCTGGTTTGATAGTTCGTGGAAGTGGTCCCAGACGTGCGTCACCACGTCCGGGATTTCAGGCTCATCAGGGGTCCGCGTCTTGAAGCGCTCGTTGCGCTCTCGGCGCGAAATCCCGTCTGATCCGAGGATCGAATACCGAACGTGGTGTTCGACGGCCTCGATCAGGGCTTCGGTCAGTTCTCCAAAAAACCCGCGATGTCGCCAAGGTCTGCGTCAACCTGATCGCTGACGATTGGGTTGCTCAAAACCTCGCGGACGTTTTCTTCGGTGAAATCGAGCTTCTTTCCGCCCCAGTTGGAGTCGCCGTTCCATTCCCAGCTCTCCACGCACGCGATGTGGATTTCGAGGGTCTGGTTCTCAAGCTGCTCCGACGTGACCTTGAATTTCCGGCTCGCCAAGCGCTTGTTCTGGATGTCGTGCTTCACTTTCTTGACCTTGCGGTCAGTTAGCGGGCGCAGGTTCAGGACAAGGCCGGTCGGCTCATCAGTGCCGGGGTGCAAAATCTTGAGCGGGCGGGTTGAAACAGGGGTGAAAGCTGCGGAAATATCCATTAGTTGATCCTCATCTGATCGATCCAAATGAATCCACCGGCCAGGGGGCGGATCAGGTCCCTTTTCGCCCTCATGAGGGCTAGGCCGACGGAAGGGGTGGCGTTAAGCCGAAACGGTCGCTTCGAGGAACTGATTCACGCCGACGGTAAACACCGATCGGATGAAGTCCTCATTGCCGCCGCCCGGATAGACCGGACCGGCAACCGGGCCGCGCAGGTAGTGCACGGCGCCGTTCGGCAGATCGAGCTTGAAGGCGTAAGAGTCGCGCACGGCTGGCTGGCCAGCAGCCTTGAAGGCGACCTGCCCGGCGTCCACCAGGTCAACGGCGCATTCGATCGTGAAGCTGCCGCCGTCGGTCTGGCCTTTGGCCTTGAGAGTCAACGCGCGTGCCAGCACGGGGTAATTCACCATGTTGGTTTCGTTGCCGTACTGGCCAATCGTTCCGACGTTGGCGATCTCGGTGTAGCTCAGCCCCTCGAACGCGGCTTCGTTGATGTCAACGTTCTGCGCGACGGTGGAGATTGAGACGGTTGCATTCAGGTAAGTAGTAGGGTCAGCCATTGGGGTTCCTCACGGGCATAAAAAAACCCGCTGAGAGCGGGCGAAAAAAAACCCGCCGAGGGGCGGGTTGCGGTTACCGGCTGAGCCGGATTGGTTAGAGCTTCTTGATCAGCTCGATTGCCTGTTCAGGGGTGAAGCCTTCTTTCAGGTAGGCGTCGTAATGGGCGCGTTTCAGCTTCGCGATCATGGTTGCGTTCTCGATCAGCGCGGGCAGCTTCCGGCGCAGTTCTTCGCCGGCGGCGAGTATCGCATCAGGCTTTGTCGGCAGTTGGTGAATCTTGTCTGTCATGCGTGCATCCTTCGGGCCGCCACTTTGCGGTAATCCCATCCTACATCGCGTGGCCTGGGCTGGCCGTGGAAACAAATGACGCGGGCCTTGCGGCGGTCGCCTTGAATCTTTGCCGACTGCGCCTCAACACCGAACCGATCAGCCTCGACGTGCGTCTGAATGAAGCCCTGATCGCCCCAGCATTGCCGGGTGGTGCAGCGGGCCATCCAACGCTCAGGCGCTTTTGAAAACTCGGCATACAGATGCGACATTCCGCCGCGCCACGCCATCACGCCGGAACCGATGCCCTCATTCGGGCGGTAGAAGTCAGGCAGCGCCGTGAATTGATCCCGAAACAGCGGCGCGATGTCACCGACGATGACGGTGTCAAGGTCCAAATACAGAACATGACCGCGAAACACGCTGGGCCGGAACAGTTCGATCTTTGACCACCAGCCCGGCCAGTCGTGACGCAGCGGAATCCGCTTGCATGGCACGGCGCAGTCCGACAGGCAAACCAGCCGGACGCCCGGTGAATGCTTCTCAAGGTCCGCTTTGATGCGCTCCACATAGTCGGCACCGTAATGACCGCCAGACCGCAATACCGTCGCTACGGTGTGCATTTTGCGATGACGTACTTTGTTTCGCCGGGTTTGATCTCGACGGAACCGAAATGCCGCTGCAATGCAGCAACCCACCAGTTCGTTGGCTTGACGGTCAGGTGCAGATGCTCCCCGATCCCCTTGCCCATGTGGCACTCAAACAGTGCGATCTGGAAGAAGGCGCATCGGGCCGTGCGAAGTGCGATGCCCTTCAGGCAGTCGCTCACATGCTCAGGCGGGATGTGCTCCATCACGTCGCAGCAAAACCCGTAGTCGAACGTGCCGAATGCGGGCATGTCCCACAGCGTGCCGATGACCTTCGGGCCGTCGAACTCGGTGATGGCATTCTCGGCAATGTCGAATGCAGTCACCCGCAAGCCATGATCGGCCAGCCACTGCGACGCCCGGCCAGTACCGGCGCCGTAGTCGCAAAGGGTCTGACCTTCCCGCATGCCCATCCAATCAAACGCGGTCGCCACCAGCCGGAAGCCGGGCGAGCGTTCGCGATATGCAGGCTGCGCCCACATCTTTTCGTACTTGGCGCGCTCTGCGTTCAAATGATCCATTCGGGCACCTTTGCGGGGTCAATTTTTGGGAAACAGGTGACGCGGCTCCATGGGCTCGCGTTCACCACTTCAATTCCAGCGCCCCGCAGTTGCGGCAATGCGCTCTCGAACAACATCGACAGATGCGCCAGGCTGCGCGTCATCTTCCCATCAATTCGCGGCTGATCATCGGCGTCCACTCCGCACAAGACAATCCGCTTCGGCCTCATGTGGTACGCCAGACCCAGCGCACCGTAGGCGCTGTTGCCGGTGTGGATCGCGCCGGGGTCTTCGCTCAGACCAAGTTTTGCCGACCATCTCCACCGCCACCATTCTGGACTCGATTTGTCCGCAGGTTCCGCTCCGCGATGCGACACCCGGCGAACATGCCCAGGCTCGCCACACGCGATGTATTTCACCGCCGGGCGTTGCCGATCGAACCGCTGGCGATTCTCTTCGCTCATGTCGAGGGTGAACCACAAGTCAGCGCGGGGCAGCCAATCGATGGCGCCGTTGACCGCGATGATTGGCGCCTTGATCCGATCAAAGTCCACAAGCCGCGCGCTTTGTCCATTGGCGACGATCAGCATTTCAAGGCCTCAACCATCGGCATCCGCTCGAAACATTCCAGCGCCGTCCCCGTCGTGGCATTGATGACGCTAACTCCCGCCTTTGCCATGTCATTCGCCAGCGGCTCGAAGTTGCGCCGCCATGCGTTGATGTGGCTCTCCGGCGCGCTGAGCATCCCTTCGTGCTCGCCGTGCCAGTGCCCGCCGTTCTTGCGGTGCATGTCGTAGCCCAGCAACACGATCCGTTTCGCGCCCATGTGCCAAGCCAGATTGATGGCCTGATACCCACCGTTGCCGCCGGTGTTGATGTGGCCGGGCTCAGTGCAAAGGCCAGCGCCCTGCCCTCTCTCGATTCGGTTGATGCCGTATCGCAATTGCGCGGCACTGCTCAGGGTCCATTTCTGACCGGCGAACGCCTCGGCTGCGGTGCCGTAACGTGCCCACCACTGAAAATCGCAGGCGTACAGCACGTGCGCCCATGGGATCAGCTCCCACGTGTTGTTGATGACCATCACGCGCCACGACCGGAACCGGCGAAGGTGCGCGACATCGGTGTAAATCATGCTCGGACCAGATGCGCAGATCACCCACCGATCACACTGCGGCAGTTCAGCGCGACCCGTGGGCGGCATAGGGGATCGTGATGGGCAGCTTCACCCGCGCCGGTTCTTCGATCACAGCCGAAACGTATGGCGGCCGGGACACATAGGCCGGGCCCAGCACGGTGCCGGTGTCGAAGTACGCGATCAGATCGCGCACAACGTCCATTGACGGATTAAGCCCGGCGCCGGGGCGGTTGCAGACCATCGCTTGGCAAAACCCGCGCAGGCTGATGACCTCGGACGCCTTCACGCCGTATTGGAGCGTCCGGTTCGGGAAATACTTGCACTCAATCCAGATGCCTTCGTCCGGCGGCTCGCCACCGGTGCCGGAGTAGATGACCGGGATCGCCGGGCTGTAACCGGCTGCGAACGTCCCCGCCAACGTTGCAAAGGCATCCCAAACCGCATCGTCGTTCATCGGATGCGCGCCTTGGCTTCTTGGGTGACCTTTGCCACCGTGGGCCGCCAGTTCTGCGCGGCGGATCGTAGAAAGCCGTCCTGCGCCTCACGTGCCCGCGCGTACTCAGCTGACCACCCGAAAAAAATCGTGTCGCCAAGCTGCGCCCGGCCAATAGTGAGGGTCACGCCATCGCCGAGAAAATCGAACGTCGCGCCCTCTTCAATCGGACGGCGCGGGCCGGTGGGCATGCCGGTCAATGATGCAGCACCGGAACCACGTAAAAACCCGGTATCGACGCGCATCTTCCCGCCCTTGGCAACCGGCGTTTGGGCTTCCTCAATCGTGCGTTGTACCGATTCGCGGAAAATGGCCAGGGCGCGCTTTCTGCACTTGAGCGCCCATGCGTCGGCAACCGCTGATGCTTGTTTGGCCATGTCAGGTTGCCTCCCCTATCCAGTCAACGCGGGTTTGCGACATGCAGCGGCACTGAATCACCTCGGCTGCACCGGCACCCAGTGACGTATCGCCGGGGAACATCAGCATCGCGCCGGATGGGCTGCGAAATGGCTCGCCCTGTTTCTGGCGCTGGCCATCCATGGCGATGTGCGTGTCACGGGTGCGGCCATCGCCGGACGTGCTCCACTCTTTCAGCACCGAGTCGGCCCGAAACAGACCTTCTTGGATGCCCTGCTCATAAACCTCATTCCGAGCCGCGTTGAACGCGCTCAGCGACTCAGTGCGGGCGATGGTCTCGCCGCGCAATGCCAACAGGCGATCCGAGTAACGCCCGACGATGCGATCAACGTCGGCAGCCTTCACCGGCTTCCCGGCATCAATCGCCCGTTGCACGATGCTGTCAAAGCGACGATCACGCCGGACGCGCTCAAAATACTGGCGCATCTGCTCCGGATCGCCGCTCAGCAACTGCGCCCTTGCGTTCACCACGTACTGCGCCTGTGGGCCACTCAGGCCGACGATGCCGCCCGACCTGCGGCCAGTCTGTCGGCTGATGCGCCCAACGATGTCAAGGGCCGTCTGGCGCGGATTGCGGCCTATCTCCGTGCCACGTGCCACTGCCGCCCGAATGCCGTCCCGTTGACCGGCCGCAATGTCCACCACCAAGCGGCTGGACTCAGTGCGCAGCCACGTTTCCGCCCGCGTGTTGCGGACATCAAAGCGGATCGCGGCACGGCCCAAACCACGGGGCGGACGCAACGAACCGGCCTCAATCGTTCCGCCGGTCACGTACACGCCCCGGATTGATTCGAGCAACTGCGACAAGTCCGCCTCGCTGAATTGCAGGGCGGTGATGACCCCGGCGATGTTGCCGACCGAGATCAGCGACTCCACCTCCGCAATGCTTGCCGCTCCGACCAAGCGCTGCACCTCGGCCAGATAGGCGCGGGCAACGGTTGGCTCTAGGCGCTCAAGCTCAGCAACCAACTGGCGCGCGGATTTGTTCACACCCGCGCGAGAAATTCGTAAAGCAGAACCGTGCCGCCGGGGTTCAGCGGCATCACCTCTGCGAAGTTGTACCGGGCGCCGTCGATCACGATCTTGTCTTTCGTGTCCGGGACAATTGCAATGGTGGTTGAGATCAGGCCCATCTTGTCGCCGACCTGAATCAGCGTTTCCGAGATCAGCGACAGCTTGTAACCGGCCTCTACGATCTGGCAGGGGTACGGGTCGTCAGTAATGACCGGCGCATGTGCCGGGCCTGTCTTGACCAAGCGAACGACGGTGGCGGCCTTTCCATAAGTGCTGATCAGGCGTTGCGCCGTGGCGTTCAGGCGGTCGTAGAAAGCGCTCATACCACCGTGATGCCGGGCAGTTCGTAGGGGCGAAACAGCAGCGGCGCAAGAAGCTCATCGATCACCGCAACAACGGGCCGGTTCGGCGTGCTGTTGGCACTGACCGCGCTTGATGCGTACTGCACCTCTACCGGCCCGACCTTTTCCTTCGTCACCTGCGAGGCTGCGACGTAATCAGGCGAAAGGCTGCCGGGCGTGGCCGCTTCACGCAGTGCTGCCTCATAGGCTGCGTGCTGCACTTCTTCGGGGATTTCGTCCGGCTCGATTTCAAGCCCTTCGTAGTCGGTCGCACCAGTGCGCGGCCATTCACGCGCCTGTGCCCGCCCGCCGGTCTTCACGCCCCGGAACATGGACTGCCAACGCCCGGACATCAGGCGCCAGCGGTAACGGCCGTCCACGTAATCCGACCCACGAACGAGTGCGGCGGTCTTGGCAGGTTCCGTCAGCGCCGCCCACGCGGCATTGGCCCGCGCGAGATGGTAAGCATCAGCCCCAGCAAGATCGCCGTACACGATCAGGCTTCCGGTTCTTCTTCATCCGCCTCGGCCAATGCGGCCTTAAGGCTTTCCAGCGAACTGCGTCGGTCTTTCTTGATGCCGCGCTCGGCCAGGGCGGCGAGAATCGCGCCCTTGTCGTCATCCACGGCAGCCTTGGGGGCAGCGACGGGGGCGGCTTCGGCCTCGACGATCAGAATGCGGGCCTTGACCCACGCGGCGACGACCTTGTTGTCCTTGACCGCGTTCCAGTTGTGCACGGACGTTTTCACGCCGGGATCAAGAACCGTCCCGCCGGGCAGACCCAGCGGCGACTTGTGATTGTTGGTGATGATGGCCATGTTCGATCCTTGTAAATGAAAAGCCCCGGAAAACCGGGGCTCTGAACTATATGAATTGTCCGTAGTGTTTCAACTCAGCCTCCCTTCGCGCCGCGATGGCCTCCGGAAGGGTGGCAAAACACCCCAAATGAATCACTCGCTTTTCAACAGAAATACGGGCAAACCACCCATTCGCTCTGTTTTTATGGACTCCACGATGACCGCTTCTGCTCTTGCGGAACGTTCGAGTATTGAGGTTGTTTTGAGCCCTTGAAGCAATTCGCAGATTCGTCCATCGGTTGTCATTTCGAATGCGATTCTTATGATCGACATCCATGTCAGATGGCGGCCATTCTCCGGTCATAAGCAACCACGCCAGATGATGGGCGCGATATTGCCGTCCGAACAAAATGATTATTTTGTAGCCGTCTTTGAGAGTTCCAGCCTCATCGCCATGAAAACGTCCGCCGCCAAAGCACATGACGCGGACTTTCCAGCGAAAAATGCCGGTCTCCGGATCATAGTCGAGACGGTTTCTGACCTCTTCTGCGGTGAAACACCGCCGCTCGCGAAGAGTTTCCTTTGGAGTAAACTCCGACTTGCCCATAGCAACCCCCAACGGTTGTTGTGTGGAAGAGGGCCCGGGGTGTTGACGCACCCCGGGCCTTCGTCTTTCTACCTCAGATGCTATACGCCGTCAACGTAGGCGACTTCCTTCGGGAGACGAACGTCGAGGCCACCCAGGCGCATCACGCCCGGAACGTCCCAACGCAGCGGACCCGACTGGTACACCGGCAGGAACCGGTGCGGCATCGGCATGTGCAGCTTAAGCACCTGCGGATCGTTGCGATACGCAATCATTCGCGGAACGCTAGAAACCCCAGCCGCATCCAGCCCACGCAGACCACGAATGGTCAGCGGGCGGCCGGTCATTGCCGTGTACACGTTGTTGCGGATGAAGAAGCTCAGCACCGTCTCGTCGCTGTCCGTGGTCATGCGCCGGGTGGCGATGACTTGGAACTTCAGCCACGGCAGGAGCAGCGTGTCGGCCATTGCAACCGTGTTCGTGCCGTTGAACACATTCAGGATCGCGCTGTTCATGTCCTCGACCATCTGGTCAGGCGTGGCGCTTCCGGGGGCGCCAACAACGCCCCAGTTGCCGGTGGCAGCAGCGCCAGCCGTCACGCCCTGCGCATCGAACAGGCCGGTGAAGCCCTTCGAGGCATCGCCCAACAGCGCAACGCGGTCGACCATTTCTTCGGCGGCACGACGTGCGGCCATGGCGTCTTCGTTGGCTAGGTTGATGCCGAGCAACTGCGCACGGCCCACTTCTTCCCAGCCCCAGCCGTAGCCGATGCCAGCGGTGTGCACCGGGGTTTCAAACTTCGACCGGGTGGTGCCCGCTTTCGGGATGTCGTCGGAATTGCCATTGATCCAGTCAGCCGCACCGTGGCGGTCAGAGCTGAAATAGGTCACCGAGCTGGCGAACTCCGAACCGGAGGTGTCAACCGGGATCAGGCCCCGGTACTGAATGTCCGGGTAGCGGGTTGCGTAAACGCCCGGCTCGATGATCGAGGTTTGGGCGATGACGAATCCGAGCGCGGACTGTGCATCAAAAAGAGGATTGCTCATGGTATTGGCTCCTTAAGCCAGACGCACAACGGCAAGGCCGGTGGCAGATGCGGAGGTGTCCCAACGGGCGCCAGGGATTTGCACCGCCGAGTTGGCGTTGCTGTCCTGGAAGTCGCCGTTGGACGGGCGGACGAAAACGCCGTCGCCTGCGGTGCAGCCGCTTGCGCAGACGACCCAGACGTCACGGCCACTGCCCACGGGGGCGATGCGGGCCGATTCGCCGATGCCGAACGAATCAACCGTCCGGGCGGTGACTTGGCCGTCAACGACCGTCATGCCGGCCGCCGATCGATCCAGCAAGGTGATGCCCACGAACGTGGTGTCACCGGAGCCGAAGGCTTCGACGCCCTTGTCGGTCGCGCCCTGGGTGACGGCACGGCCGAAGCCGATGACTGCCGTTTCCACGGTGCGGGAGATGATCGGGCCATTGATCATCGTGGCGGGCATACCCGCTACGGCGACGGCCTGGGTTTCGGGGTAGTTGGTTTGGATAGCCATTACTGGTTACCTCCCTTGTTGGGTTCGTTCAGGGCGGCGACAGAAGCCGCATACCCGTTGTCGTTGGCGGTCTTTCGGTCAACGCCCTTGATCAGCACCTTGCGCACGGGATCGGATGCAGCGTCTTCAGCGAGGATGTCGAAGCGCGCATCGATGTACGCCGCCGTCTTGTCCTTGATCGCCGCGTCGCCGCACTTGGCAGCCACAGCGGCCTTGCGGATGTCTGCATCCGACTTGCCGGTGTAGTCCTGATCTGCGATGCCCTTGGCGGTTGCGATCAGGTCAGCGCGGGCCTGAACGCGGGCGTCCAGATCGGCATCACTGAGCACCTTGCCTTTCAGGCTGTCGATCTCGGCATCACGCTTTGCGAGGTCGGCATCCTTGGCGGCAATGGCCTTGGCGTGGGTGTCTTCCAGCGATTGACGCGCAACTTCGGCGTCCTTCATCTGGCTCTGTAGCTTGGCGATTGCCTGGGCACCGGCATCGGTCGTTTCAACCGACAGTCCGTCAACCAGGATCGTCCGGGTCTTGCTGTCACTCATGGGGTTCTCCTTGGGAGATTGGATGTCGGCGCGATCCGGTTCACCGGGGGCGCGCCAATCCCCGATGCGTGTGCTACCCGCCCTGCCTTTACTGACAAGGGCGATGTGATTGATGCGGATGTCCCGCTGTACTGCGTCATACGTCTCGCCTTCGGGCGATTCGCCGGAATCGAAAACGATCTCCGCGAGGTAGCCCATGGAAAGCTCGCGCTTGCCCTTTTCGTAATCGCTGATCGCCCCGGCATCCATCAGGATCAGCGGCACGCGAACGTGATCGCCGTCTCGAACGATGTCGTCACCGATCTGCCCGATGGAATCCTTTTTCCACGTGTCAGCGGTCACGAATGCCGCCGGGTGGTCGTTGGTTGCGGGCTTGTGGGCGTAGCTGGCAAGGCTGTCGCGTGCGAACACCTCACCCTCTGGCCGATACACGCGCACAACAGGCATATCGGGGCGGCCAAGCTCACGCCCGGCGTACTCCTGAATACCCGTGCGGGCTGCGCGAACGTCCGCGACCAGATAGCCGTCCACAGTTCGGCGGACGCCTGTCGCAGTGACGGCGTCATTGAATTTCTGCATGGTCTATTCCTCCGGGGTTACTTCAGCCGGATCGGTTTCGTCTTCGTCCAGCTCTGCGCCGAACTCCGCAATCGCCGCCTCAAGGCCAGGCGCAACGCCAAGCTCGGTCAGCATGTTGACGGCCGTCCGGCTCATCGCGTCGTCGGGGATCAGGGCAGTCTCACGAAGCGTCTTGATCGTCTCGGCAGTTGCCTTGCCGATGTCGGCACGTTCCTTCGCCGTGGTCTGCCACAGGCTCGCCCACTCGTAATACAGGTCATCGGGGCGCGACCCGAGCGCGGAGCGGATCAGGCATTCATCGAGAATCTGCATTGATGGCTGCAACACCAGTTCTTGCATGCTCTGGATGCGGTCGTAGTAGTTGCGCAGGTCCGATTCACCCGTGGCACTCATGCCGCCGGGCGATTGCCCGAGTAGCCGCGTCATCGGGATGTCGGCAGCGCCGGATACGATCTGCAAAAAGGTATTCAGCACGTCCGGCAATGTCGCGAAGGTGGCGCTTTTCTGCTGATAGTCCTCTTCCGAGTCGATCAGAAGCGCGCCGTTGATGCCCTTGGCCATGGCTGCGAGCGTTGCGCGCTCCACCACAAGACGCCGGTATTCCGGATCGGCCATGCCTTCCATGAACCGGGGAATCTTGATCACGTCAATCTTCGCTTCAAACACCAGTGAGGCGATGTTGGCGCCCGTGGCATCGGCGTTCTTGACGGCATCGATGCAGGCGTGAAGCACTGAATCGCCCCACCCATAATCGAAGCCCGTAACCAATTCGGGGTCAGGCTGCGGGTTGCCGATGAATCGCACGATGCGAGACGGGTGGATCTGTTGATTGCCACCGCTGCCCGAGACATCGTAAGCGCGCGGCAGGTTGTAGAACTCCGACAGCGGGTCGGTCTCAAGCTCTTTCGGGTTCAGCACGCGGCGGCTCAGAACGGTGAGATAACGCACCCCCCCAGCCTTGACCGTTTGCGGGTTCAGCGGCTTCGAGGGGTCAGCATCGTTGGTCCCGATGTACAGCCCGGCGCCACCGTAAAGACGGCCCCGCGTCCACGCTTCGAGAACCTTTGCCTTCAAGCCCAGCCGCTTTTCCTCGGCTTCGATCTTCGTGATGTCGGCGGACTTAGCCTGCCAGTTGCGCCACTTGCGGCACGCATCAAGGGCCGGGATGTCCACGATCTTCTTCGGCAGCCATGCCGAGCGGTACATGTTCGACAACTGGTCGTCGTTCGTGCACGGCGCGGTGTAGAACGTGCCCGATGCCTTGTCGCGCTCAGTGCCCAGATTGGCAACCAAGTTCTTGAGGCTGTCGTTGTTCTGGACGGTCGTCATGCGACGTTGGCCAGGTTGTAGCTGCTGCCAGACAACAGGGCAGCAAACGCCCCCGAAAGCGCGTCCACCTGGTCATCATGGGCTGCGTTCGGAAACATACTCACCTCGTCTAAAAACGCTTCGTTCCAACTGCCGCGAACGAGCTTGATATTCCCCGCTTCGGCCTGGGCCGATACCGGGGTTGCGCGCACTTCTTTCGATCCGGTCTCGCGTTCGGCTCGGGCATTCCAACCGGCCAACAGGCGCACCAGATACGACGCGTAGCTTTTGCCAGCGCTGCCGGGGTCTTCCGGCAACACAATCGGGACTGACTTGCCGTCTTGCAAGGCGGTCGCCTTGATCGTGCGCTCCACGCCTGCCGCCGCCTCTCTGATGCGCGTCACGGCCTCGACGTAATAGATTCCGGCCTGTTCGCTCAGCAGCAGGCCCACGGTCCAATCAGGATCGCCGGTGCCCTTTGCCTCGGTTCCGGCCAAGTCCCAGCGGCGCACCTTGCGGCGACTTGCCGGGGCTGCGTCGACAATCTCGAACCACGCCCGCTTGAACAGGCCACCTTCGCGCGGTGCCGGGCGCTGTTGCATCTGCCCGGCCCATGCGTAGCTGCCCATCACCTTCTTGTCGCGCTCAATCACAGCGGGCGGGAAGCGCTCGGGAAACAGCAGCTCGCCGTCGTTTGTGCGCGGGTCCGTGAACCCTATGCTGGTCTTGCAGCGCCGATCCGGCTCGAACTCCATGGGGAGCACAAGGGCGTCATAGCCCAAACCTTTAGCCTCGATCACTCCGATGACATCGCGTTCATGCAACCGCTGCATGATGCAGACGATGGCGGACTTGTCCGGGTTGTTCAGACGAGTCGGAACGGCCTCAAGGAACGTGGTGTTCACCGTTTCCCGCTTCGCCTCGCTTGCTGCGTCGTCAACCGATAACGGGTCATCGATCACGATGCTGTCACCGCGTGAGCCGGTCAGGCTGCCGAATGGCATGGCCTGCCGAAAGCCCGTCGCGGTGTTCTCGAATTTCTTTTTCTCGTTCTGGTCGCCGGTCAGCTTGACCTCTGGCCAAAGCGAGCGATACCAGTCCGACTCAATCAAGCGCCTGCAACGCAGGTTGTCGCGGATCGCCAGTCCTTCGGCGTGCGACGTGGCGATGATCCGCTTGTGCGCCTGACCCTTCGGCCCCCACTGCCACGCTGGCCAGAACACCGACGCCATCAATGACTTCATGCTTCCGGGCGGCACCGCGATATACAGTCGCGTGATCTGCCCGTCGGTCACCGCCTCAAGATGCTCTGCTACCGCGTCAATGTGCCAGCCATGAACGTACGGCTGACCGGGTTCGATCACGTGCCACGCTTGCTGAACGAAGGTCGCAAGCGAGCGCTTACACGCCTCACGCTCGATTGCCAGCCAATCAGCCGGGGTCAGTTTCAGCGCGGCGGGCACGTAATAGCTCGGCAATCGTGCCGTTGGAGAGTTTCGAGGTATCGATGGTGGCCACGGCAACCGCGCCACTGTGGTGATGATTCAGGCTCTCAACATGCACACCGGCAGCCTTGCCGCGTGCCACCTCGGCAGCGATAGCGGCGCTGATCTGCTTTTCATCAATCGCCAGATCGCGCAGCATCTTGAGGTCTTCAAGGTGCCCGCGAAGCGTTACCTGGGCGGCTTCCGCCATCGGCTTGCGTAGGTCGGCCACCCTTTGCGACACCTTAGCGTCGGCCATCAGCTTGCTTGCGTTCACATTCACGCTGGAAGGCTTCATGCTCTTCACGGTGTATGCGTGCCGGTATGCGTCGGACTGATTCATTCCGGACGCTACTGCTTGGGCGAACTTCTCTTGTTTCGGCGTGAGAGCCATAACGCGCCCTCATTAAGCCGGACGTGAGATGGCCCGCTCTGGGCTCCATCCGCGCCGCAGGCGTCTGGTTATTAACCTTCGGCTGATCCCAACTTGGTCCGCCCAGTCAGCCGCGAACATCTTCTTGCCGCCAATTTCTAGCGGCACGGCCTTCCTGGTATTGCGAGACTGCTGTTTCGACGTCGCCCATCGGCAATTGCCGGGCGCATAACCCAGAGTTGGGTCTATTCTGTCAATCGAATGAGCGGGGCTTGGGCGCTCTCCCATGTCAGCGAGAAACGACTCGAAGGATTCCTCCCACCTCGGACAGACCTTGACCCCAATCGCTCCGTACCACCTGAAAGAAAGGTTTCTCTTGTTGTTGCACCTTTGCTTCATGTTGTGCCACGAGCTGTAGGTTATTGAGCCGCGCTTACCGTGCTTTGTTGATCTCTTGTTTTCCGCCTCCTTTATGAGGCAGCCGCAGGACCTTGAACCGGTGGGTGTTAGCTGTCCTTGAGAGAACTCTCGCTCAACGCCGCATTCACATCTGCAGAGCCAGATTGTTCTTTGGTACGTCGGGTACTTACGCACTCCGATCCGCTCCAATACCTCTAGTCGTCCGAACTTCTGGCCAACAAGATTCTTGGTCATTGAGATTCCCGAGAGTTGTGCCGACCACCGCCGGCAGGGCCAATAGATGCCCCGCATACACGGGGCCTCCCTCGCTATCGACTGAGCGATGCTGGACGGGGAGAAGGGTGAAGTGGGTCGCCGGTTACAGCGTCCGGCGCGCTTGCTGCGTTGCAGCGGCTTACAGCGCTGGTGGTCATCTGCGGGTTACTGGTCCCGCGACCTGATGCCACTCAGGTCAGTTCATGCCCTTCGGTCGGCTGGCGAGCCGCTTTCGTTTGAGGGACCGGCCCCGTTAGCCTGGAACGGAGCAACCGCATGATGTTGGCGCAGGACCGTGGAATCGAACCTGGTCAGCGATCCAGATATTCGATTGCTCGTCTCAGGGCGTCGGTGCTATCAGAAAGAAAGCCGATTGCCGAATTGCATTTCGCACAAAGCAACCCGCGAACCCTCCCGCTCTTATGACAGTGATCTACGCATGTCCTGCGACCCTCAAACGAGGCCAGGCAGATCGCGCAACTCCCGTTCTGAGCTTCGAGAAACTTCCGGTGCTGCTCCGCATTGATGCCGTATTGGCTTCTCAACCGGCCATCAAGGGAGCGATTTCTTGCGGCACTGGCCATATAGCGAGAGGTGTTTGCCCTGTAGTGCCGCCGGTTGTACTCGGCCTTACACGCCTTGCAAGACGACTGGAGCCCTTTGCGCGCGTGAGCGTAGAACGCGCTTGCCGGCTTTTCATCGCCGCACGTCCCGCAAACCTTCATTCCTGCCTCCTTGGAGACCCGGCCGAGACCATCTCGCGTCCCACATTGGAAGCAGGGGCCGGAGTTGAACCGGCGCGCTGGCCTGAGACGTTGCGGCCATTTCCTGCCGCCTCGGGAATCCTCAGGTTTCCGGCTCTGCCACTGAGCTACCCTGCTGTGAATGAAAGCGGGCCGGATCGCCAATCCGGCTGCGCGGTGCTGTGCTACGCCTTCGACACACGATCTAATCGGTCATGACTCCGCGTCGATCCGCGACTTCCGAGTGCCTGTGCTACAGGCTTCCGCTTTCAAGCGATGCCGTCCGGGGCCTCGCGCTACGCACTTGGCTGGTGCCGCATCCTTCAAAGCTCTCGGCTGTCCGAGAATCAAAAACCGTCGTACCCGTCAGTCGCCACGGGCGCCCTTGGTGGCTTCTTCGACGCTATCCGCTGCGTCAACAGCAGCATCAGCCATGGGCTTGGTCACGGTGCGGGTCATGTCCGCCGCGATCTTCACTGGCGCAATGGCGATCTTCGCCACGTCTTCGACAATTCCGAGAATTGATCCGAGCATTTCAGGTCCTCCAACGCAAAAAGCCCGCTGGTCGGCGGGCTCTTTAGTCAACTTCTGCACTATGCGCTTTCTTATACGCACTAATTCCGCGATTGTCAAATGTCCCTGATTCGACGCCCGTACGTCTCCATCATGGCGCGGTCATACGTCGTCATGGCGTAGTGGCGGACGGCTTCGCGGAGCGTGCCCAGCGCTCGGTCGTGGAGGATGCTCACCAAGTCTCGGTCGGCCCGCGCCTTGTCGGCGATCTCCTGCAACGACATCATGCGGATGAAGCGCGCACGGATGATGTCGCGGGCCTGTTGATGCAACTCCATCACGCGGGCATCGATGGTGCGATAGAGCCCCTGCCCGTCCTCATCGGCCTTGATCAGCTCGGCGAGCATCGGGTCAGAGTGCGTTCCCGGTGAGCGAACATAACGCTCCTGTTGTTCGACGCTGCCACCGCTGCCGAGGCCTGGACGCTTGACCCGTGCCCAGCCGCCCCAGTCGCGCATGATCTCGGTGAACACATCGTTGCGCTTGAACCGTGCGCGCACGTTCCGCATCTCGATTGGCATCATCGTCGCAGCGTTCAAATTTTCTCTCCCGGTCGTGCCGCCATCACTGTCGCAACCCTCGCCTCTCCATCTCCGCGACGATCTCGGCTCTGATTCGATTGGCCGCATCGGCTTGCGGGCTGCCCGGCCTGGGTGGGCGCTGGTTGAACAGGCGCGCTTTCAGCTTCCGGTCTGATTCGACTTTGAGGTTCATGCAGCCTCCATGCTCAGATACCGCGTGATCGATTCCGCCGCCTCATCCCAGCCTTTGGCCACGACCGTGGCGTAACCCTGCCCAGCGAGCCGTGAGAGCCATTCGCGCTGCTCGGGTGACGTAGTGCTGCCCTTGCGCCGCTTAAGCTCCACAAAGAGCCCGTGGGAGCCGCCACGGGGCACGGGGAGGCAAAGATCAGGAACGCCGGGTTTCACACCTTCGGCTTTGAGCCGCCCGGCAGTGGCTTTGCTCCGATGGCCACCGTTTGGCACCGCGAACAACAGCGCCAGTTCGGGATACGCGGCCTTTGACGCAGCGGCCCAACGCATCAGGGCCACTTGCTCGACGTGTTCGGTTGGGCAGGTCATGCGTAGATGCTCCCGGCCTGCCCACGCTCATTGCTGTCTGTGCAATCAAGCCGGTGGTCGCTAGCCTTCGGGCAGCGCTTGCAACCGCAAGTGCCGCACAAGATCATCTTCGTCGCGGATAGCGGCGCAAAGAAGCCACCAAATGAGGCGCCCTTGCGTTGCTCATCAATGCACCGATGGCACTCGCATTGATCGCTTCCGTCTGTGATTCCTCGAAGGCTCATCCCACCACCTCAATCTTGCCCCGGCACACACCATCGTCATCGCGCATGTGCGTCGCAAACGACACGACCCGGTAGTCCGGCACCTGATCGATTTCAATCGTCCGATACCGGGCGCAGCTTTCGCGCTCATCACAGATCGGGTCGGACGGCCCCAGTCCGATGCGACCGGCGCAGCGGCTCACGTCTAGGGATAGGGGGGTCATGCCGCCACCCCGATCAACCGATTCTGTTCGGCCAGCAGCTCGTCATCGGTGCCCCAATGCGCCCGGAATGGCTTCGCGCCACGCGCGAGGCTCGGCCCCATTGCAAGCTCTGCCATCTGCACCGGCAGAATCGAAACGCCGCGGTGATGCCATGGGCAAAGGCCGATGGTGTAGTCATGCCCACGGCGGCGGCCACAGTCGGTGATGTGATGGATCTCTGGCGGCTCATATACGTACAGCGTTTTGAGGCAGCAGATGCAACCGATTTCCTTGATCCGCTCGAAGCGGGCCTGTTGGGCCTTCGTGGCCTTGCCGGTGCTGTTGTGTAGGGTCATGCCGCCCGCTCCTGTTCAGCCTGCATCAGCGACTGAAACTCAGGGTCGGACCACACAACGCCACGGTCATTGCCGAACGCATACATGAGGTCGATCAAGTCGCCCATCTCCGCAATCGTCATCTTGCTGGTGCGCTGCCCGAGAATGACGAAGCCGCCATCGATTCCCATGGCGACGCGCTGGTGACGTTTCAGGCCAGCCGACAGCACATGCTTCCAGTCATCCGGCGTGAGGCGCTGCATGCGGCCGTCAACCGGCCATTCCACCTGCCGGGCGATGTCGCCCAACATGGCCCACATTCGTCGGTTTTGGACCGCGCTCCGCGTGTCCCGGTGCGCCTTGAGCGTGATGTCCTGCGGCCCCTGCGTCTCGACGGCCTCCATGATCTGGCGCCAGACGCGGGCGAGGCTTTCGCGGGTTGCTGTGAGGGTGGTCATGCGGCCACCTCGGCGAATAGGGGCATCGTCGCGGCCGCGATACGTGCCTTGGCGATCTCCGCGTATTCAGCGTCGCGCTCGATGCCGACGAACCCAAAGCCTTCAATCACCGCAGCTTTCCCAGTGCTGCCGCTGCCCATAAACGGATCGAGCACCGCGCCGCCCGGTGGGGTCACCAGACGGCAGAGGTAGCGCATCAGGTCGGTAGGCTTCACGGTAGGGTGGGTGTTTCGCCGTGGACCGCTTTCTGCACTCGGCGGCCTTTCGCCACGAGCCACACGGTAATCCTGATCCGTCCACTTGTTCCCGTTTGGGCGATGCACTGCGTCAAGATGCTCCAGCCCTTCTTCCCGATCCTGCTTGCTGGCCTTGGCGCAGTAGAAGAAACGGGCGGCTGAGCCGCCGTTGTCTGCATGGCCAGCACCAACAAACGCACCACCCTTGCCGAACACGTTGGCGCCACTGGAGCCGAGCGAGGTGTTGTTATTGCGCGGCGCACCACTCGAAGCCCCCGTCACAGGAAACGCCGCCAGAACCTCGTCGCTGCCGTCATGGATCAGGTTGGCGGGCCAGCGGCCAGCGTCG